GAAAAACTGGAAGATGAACTGGAATTAGCAGAAGAAGCACTGGAAAATAAATACGGCATTGATGATTGATAATTGCCTATCTCCGAGTGAAAAACAAGTGATACAATGTAAAAAAATACGGGCTAATTCTGTTATTTAGAGCAAGTTCTTGTATAGTAGAGTTTTTCATGCTACAACCAAGATGAAAAGATGAGACGCAGTCATTATGTTCGTCAATGCTGAACGCACCTGAATCCGACAGGTGCGTTTTCCATATATAAAAATTCGAGAAACCATATGAAACCATAAAGAGCGATTTTATGCGGTTTTTGTGTTTTAGAAACATATGAAACCATATAAAACAATCAAATTGTTGTCTGTTTTGTTGTCTTATATTTCATCGATTGCCTTAATGATTTGCTGATCCTGTTTCTCTTTGTACTCGTCAATCAGATAGGCGTATGTTTTAGCGGTTACGGTCATATCTTTATGACCTAGGCGCTTTGATATGGCGTACAGGTCAACACCTTTGGAAAGCAGGTAGGCTACATGGCTATGGCGCAAACTGTGGAAATGGTAACCTGACTTATTGATACCAGCTTTCTTTAAAAAAGAACGCAAGCTTACATTAACACTCCGACTGGCAGGCATACCGTGGAGAGTTTTAAAGATCATGTCATGTCCGTTGTCCTTTAACTGCAGCAGCACATCAAGCAAATGCTTGTTGACCACGATTGCACGGTTAGATGATTCAGTTTTGGGCGATTTAGCTTCATGAGTGACAGACGACCATGATTTGGTTATGCTGATCGTCTGCTTGTCAAAATCGATGTCTGACCACTCAAGCGCCACAATCTCGCCTAATCTCATACCGGTATAAATGGCGGTGTAAATCACGTAAGGGATAGGGCGCGTAGGCTTTAGGCTTTGCTCTATTGTTTGAGCCAGCTTTTTAATTTCTGCAATGGTTAGATACTCAACATCTCTTCTTTGATAACCGTAAATCATTTCTGTTTGCTGAGTAAAGTCCTTGACTATAACGTCATCCGCAATAGCCGACCGCACGCACTCCTTGATTGGTGATGTAAAAATCCGTATGCTGTCTTTTGCGTAATGTTGACCAATTCGATTAAGGAATTGCTGATAATCGGTGCGTGTTATGTCTTGGATTTTAACTCCAGCAAAATTATCTTTGATCAAGTTGTGGACTGCACGATATTTGATCATTGTGCTAGCTTGCACCTTAGGCCGTTTGTACGTGTCTACCCACTGATCGTAATAGTCCAGAAACAGTATATCTTGCTTGGCTTTCTTGACCCCGTCTATATCTTGCTCTATCGTAGCAGCATACCGTCTAGCCTCTAATTTTGTCGCAAAACCTTGCTTGCTTGTTTGTCTTAACTTCCCGTTTTCATCACGCTGACTGATAGTAACCTTCCAACCACTTTTTAACTTTCTATAGCTTGCCATAATATTCCTTCCCGTTGTATAATGACAATACAACTTAATCTCATCAAACTTTTTATTAAAAGAGCCTATCCCTCGACCGAGTGGATAGGTTCTTTTTTGTCTTATTGCACGTTGACTTTAAACTTAGCAGCTTTGTTGACTGAAACAAGCGGCTTGAACTGTAATTCGAAATCGCCCAGATTATCCGTGCCGAAGCCGGTGGTTACGTCCATCTCTTTACCAGCAGCAACTGAGTTGACCGTAGTCCCGCTGATCGGGTATGTATCCAGTTTGTTGTTGTCCGGACCGTAAACATCTAGGTCAGCACCGATTGGCAATTCATCCGAGCCATCGTTCTTAACATGGTAAACGACCTTCAAAACGTTCTTGAATTGCTTGTCGTTCATCTCGTTTCGTTCGTCGGTTTTCTCAACTGATTTAAGCGTATATACAACGTCACCAACTTTGACGGTATCGCCGACCTTATAGAACTCGGTCTTCTTTGCGCTTGATTTTTTGGCTTTGGCGGTTGTCTTTTCAACCTTAGTACCGCCATTGTCATTATCTCCACTACCGCTACCTGCTACCGCACCGATGATGATAACCACAACAACAGCAATGATCCAGAAACAGCCTTTTTTATAAAAAGGCTTTTTCTCGACATATGTTTTGCCGTTTTCGTCCGTAATCTTCTTTGACATAAAACGTCCTCCTCTATATGATAAAGTAACCGCAGCTTTTATTGACGTCACTTTTGGTCTATGTATACAAAAAGTGTCTGCACCGTGTTATAATGACGGTACAGACGATACTTATTTACCCGTTATGGCTTTTGTCCCCTTGCCATGACGGGTATTTTTTTACAGTTCAGTAATGACCTGAACCGCTTTGCCAAGGATACGTATTCTAGTATCTTGGCTAACAACAATCGGAGAAAAATCAAGGTTGTCTGGCATCAGAATCACGGAGTTTCCGCTTTTCCTAACACGCTTCAACGTTGCCTCGTTGCTATCTAACAACAGAACAGCGGCTATTTCGCCCTCGTCCACGGTTGATTGACTATGGATCAATACTTTAGCGCCATTCTTGATTGTCGGCGACATACTGTTGCCGTGAGCTTGCAAGAAGAAATACTCTTCTTTTTTATCCGACAGCATATCTGAAGATAATGTCACGTATTCTATAACGTTGCTATCCGCAAATAGTGGGGTACCACAAGCAATCTCGCCAAGCATGGGGATGCTGACCGTTTCTCCTATTGTATCTTCGTCTAAGCCTAACAAATGGCTAGGCTTGACTCCTAAAGCGTGGGCTAATGGAGAAATCAGCTTAAGCGGCAAATTGGCTTTACCGTTTAAGTAACGGGATAACGTGCCAGGTAAAATTCCTGTTCGTTCAGAAATCATTGTTGGCGTTATCCTTTTGCTTTCCATTATCTCTTTTATTCGCTTTAGTATCGAATCGTTAGTGAGCATTTTAATCACCTCCTTTCGACATTTTTCATTATATCATTATAGGGAGTTTGTTTCAATCTAAAAACATTTTTTCTTTTTAGAAAACATTTTTTTACTTTTTGGTAAAAAATACTTGCAATTTGGAAAATGACGCTGTATCATAATAGTTGTTCAAAGGGAACAAGGAAGGAGTGATAAAAATGAATGCTACAGAGTTTAAGCTTAATTTGAACGAGCTCAAAGCCGAACGAGCTCGCAGAGGGTTATCGCAAGAGAAGCTTGCAGAGAAATTAGGCCAGCGAGCAAGTTGGATTTGCCGCAGGGAGAGTGGTGTTACAGACATCACAATCCCCGAGTTTTATCAAATTGCTCAGGCCATGGGATGCACAAAATCGGAGACAAACAGTCTCTTAAGAAAAATAACGGGTGAATGATTTTTTTGTTGCCTGTTACTTTCCAAATGGAAAGTGTAATTTCTGTAAAGAAAACGTTCTTTGAAAATTGAATAGGAGGTCACACCGTGGAAGAAATGATCATCTTGTTTCTAGCTGCTCATAACATGACGGTGGCTGAATTGGCCGACCGATACGAAGTCAGTCATGAAGAGCTGCTAAATGCATTGAGCGGGCGAAACAAGAGTATGAAGTCCGTTATTAGGCGAATAACCATGGATATTAAAGGAGGGAAACTAAAATGACGGATACAAGCCGTGCAATCACTATCACCATTGATGATGATTGCCTGCAGCGACTAATCAAAGAGCGCTTAGATGAACTTGTCAATCAAGACATCACAGGCGTTACGTGGTCATTAGATCAGTTCAGACGCTATTGTTGTGCGAACAAAGCGAAAGACTGGGTAAAGGCTTTTATTTTTATCCCGTTCGCCGATGAGATTGCCTTTGAAAACGGAGGATGGTTATTTAAACCGCAAGGCAAAGGGCACTGTGCAATTATCTTCGCAAAACAAGCGAAGGAGTGGATGGAAGAAAACCACCACAGAATTAACTGGAGAGGCAACTTGAAGAAATTGGAGGAAATTTAAGGTGAGTAAAAGAATAGATGACACGCTGGTACCAGTTCCAGTAGGATTACTAGCGCAGATTAAAGCAATGTCATTGTTTCATAAATGCGAAACAATGAGTTTTGAAAAGGCTTGGGGTGACATCGATAGGCGATGTGAAGAGGCTGAAGAAGGCTTGAGCACATCTATGGATATAGTGGTACATGCGCGTGCGCTTTTTGAAATCGAGAAAAGTGAAGGAAAAAAGGAAGCGCAAGAACTCATTGATGAAATGATGGCTAGCGCACCAGGTGAGAACGGCAAAACGTATATGGGTTTGGTCGCAATAACGTTACAAAAGTTGAACAAGAGATATGAGGAGGGAAATTTAAATGAATGATAACGAAAAAGAACCGGTAGTACCGGTACCAGCTGGTGTTTTGGCGGCGCTTTTGGCGGCGTGCACGTTTGCGAATTGCAAGACGATTAACCACAAAGAAATGTTGGAGATAATCTCCAATCAAGCCGAGGAAGTTGAAGAGGGACTAATCGGCATCATCAGCATGTTGTCGCTTGCATACGTAATTTTTGAAACTGAAAAAACACACGGCGAAGAAGCGGCGAAAAAGTTGACGAGCGAAATCTTTGGGAGATTCCAAGGCGAGAAGAAAGAAGCTCTTGCACGGTTTGTCGCTAGCGCCATTGATGATTTTGAAAAACTGTATCGGGGGTGATGAAAAATGAACATCATTAAACAATTAAGGCTACACAAGCTTAAAAAGGAACGTGAACGCTTGCTCAACGAGTTTACGGTCGAAGATGTCACGGTGCAGGGCGTTTGGCCGCTTGGAAAAAGCCTGAACAACGCCGTCAAAAGAGCATGTCTGATGGACGGCTTGGAAAGACTGGATGCAGAAATTAAAGCAATCGTGGAGGGATAATCATGAGCGAAATTAAAACAACAGAAAATGGCTTGGGAATTCAAGCCGGCAAAATCACATTGGAAGGCCCGGAAACGGAATACGTCACGTTAGCGGCGGTCGAGTACGATCCTTACGAGGGCATGGATTGCGAAGGAAACGAAAAAGACAAGACGCTTGTTCGTTTGCCGACATTCTGCCATCAAGTTGGCGAAGACGACAAGATCACGTTCAGCGGAAAAATCAACGTGGACACGAGACCTGAAAGCAAGCCGTGGAACGCTCCCGAAGAATGGATCTGGACGGGGTACGTGCTTTCTAAAGCAACATACGAGGTTAGAGATCCTCACTTGCATATGCTGCTGCTAGGATTTGGCCAGAGTTTGACAAGTCTCCCCGTTGTCGAAACAAAAATCGAAGAGGTGAGAGTAGAAAACTAAACAAAAAACCGCCTTAAATAAGGCGGTAAAAAAAATCTTGGGTTGCTTACATTATAGCACGAAATAGGAGGAAATAGAATGAACGATTTAACGATAGAAAATTTATCAGTCAATTTCAAACCCGGCACGATTGATTTTCCGCAAGCGGGAGAATTAAAGCAACTGGTTGCCGGCAAACTCGACCAGGCGAAAGGCCTGGTTGCCACTGATGAAAGCATTAAGGCAACTAAGGCATCACGTGCCGAGGTCAACAAATTAAAAAAGGCAATCGGTGACGTCCGCAAAGAGTACAAAAGGGCCTGGAACGTGCCGTTTGAACTCTTTGAATCAACGCTCCGCGGCCTTGAGAAAGATTGTGACGATGCATCGCAGGAACTCAAGTTGACCATCGACGGTTTCGAGGAAACGCAAAAAGAAGAGCGCAGGCAGAAAGTACAGGCACTCATCGAAGAGATGGCGCCTAACTATGGTGTCAAAGCCGAAGATCTGCCTATCGTTGACAAGTGGCTGCTCAAGTCAACGTCACAAAAGACAATCACGCAAGAGATCGGTGAGCAGATGAAGGTGCTTGCTAATCTCTATAAAGAGCGTGATGAGATTGTTAAGAAGTGCATGAAGAACGATCTTGCTCCAGCTCCGTACATCGAGATGCACGAAAACGGAATGCCATACATTGACGTTTCAAACAAAATCGAATCAGATTTAATCGCAAAAGAAGAAACAGCCGACCTTTTCAAGCAAGCAAAACAAGCTAAAGTGGCCGAACAAAAAGCCACTATGGTAGATGTTGGAGATGGGCGCTTGGTTGATGAAAACGGAGAAGTCAAGCGAGAGCTGCAACTCGTGACCTTTACGCTCAAAGGCACTAAAGAACAGCTCGACAATGTAGCCCGTTTCTGCATCACGAACGGTGTAAAAGTGGTCAAGGCAAGCGAAAGAGAGACGGTGATTGAATGAGGAACTTTACAATCCAAAAAACCCGTAAAGCGGAACCTATGAAGGTTGTCCTATACGGGGTCGAAGGCATCGGCAAAACAACGTTTGTAAGCCAATTTCCGGACCCGGTATTTATTGATACGGAGGGATCGACGGGCTTTATTGATGCCAAAAAGCTCCCCGATCCCGAAGATTGGACGATGCTTCTTGAAGAAATTGCTTTTATGGCACAGAATCCGCAGGGCAAAACGCTAGTGATCGATACTGCCGATTGGGCAGAAGAGCTCGCCGAGCAGCACTTAATGACCAAGCACAACTGGCCGGCAATTGACCAGACAGATTACGGCGTGAGATACGTCGCTTTGTCAAACGAGATCATCCGGCTTTTAAGAGGGCTCGAAATGGTCAAGAATGCAGGTATGAACGTTGTTTTGACGGCTCATGCCGTACAAAAGAAGTTTGAATTGCCCGATCAGGTCGGTTCATTTGACCGCTATGTTCTAAAACTGGAAAAAAGGGATGCAGCGCTAATCAAGGAGTGGTGCGACATGCTCTTGTTTGCCAACTACAAGACAACCGTAGTAGCAAGCGGAAGCGGGTCGAAGAAGGCGACAGGTGGCCAACGTGTCATGTATACAACGCACATGCCGGCCTGGGATGCCAAGAATCGGCTCGGATTGCCCGACGAATTGCCGTTTGAGTACGATGCAATCAAAGATAAATTCTTAGCGGCAACTGAAGGCATTCAACCTCAGCCGCAAGCAAGTGGCTATCCGCCAAGCATGCCACAAAAAGTCGTTGATCTGGCTTTCCAATCGGGTTTAAGCCCTGAGGGCGTTATGGCAATCGTCTACAACGGCAAATTCATGCCCGAAGGAACACCAATCGAAGCGGTGCCTACACAATTATGGGAACATATCGCCGATAACTGGCAGGTGGCCTTGAGTTTGGCTAAATAAGGAGGACTAAATTATGAAAAAATTGGATATCGAAGATTTGGCCGCAAACATCACGAAGTTTACGGTCGACAAGAACGGCAACGTACAGATTGCACTTGAAGCATACAGCTCGGACGTTAATTTGGAAAATCTGAAAGCGTTGAAGGATCGAGACATTTTTGTAACGATCAAGTCATCGCAGACAGACCTTTTCAATCCGGAACAATAAGGAGGACGACAACATGATGAACAACATGATGAACAACAATAACTTTAACAACAATAACTTTAACAACAGCGCAAACGCAATGGATAACGAATTCTTGGACTGGGATGGCTCATTCGTTGCGGAAGAATCACAATTTACAGTGCTCAAAGACGGTGACTACCCGTTCGAGGTAACGAAGATCGAGCGCAAGATGTACGATGGGAATTCACAGAAGATCCCGAACGGCGCGCCTTACGCTGAAGTATCACTCCGTTTTAACGGCGGCGAACAAGGCAACACCACGGTAACTGAACGGCTTTATCTGCTCAAATCGCTTGCGTGGAAGTTAACCGAGTTCTTCGGATCAATCGGCCAGGCTCCAGTAGTTGGCCAACCGTTCAAGCCTAACTGGAATACGGTGGTCGGTTCGCATGGCGTTGCGACGCTGACTATCCACAAATACACGAGCCGTGACGGTCAAGAGCGTTCAAACAACCAAGTGAAGAAGTTCAAAAAAGGCGGTCAGCCACCGCAAGCGCCAGCGCAACCAACACAGCAACAGGCGCCGCAAGGATATCAGCAACCGGTGCAACAACAGCAGCAACCCATTCAACCGCAACAGGCACCGCAACAAGCACCAAATAACAATCCCTTTCCAGGGGCATTCTAAACGGGAAGAGAAAGAAGTGAAATAAATGGAAGAAGTGAAGCTGAGACCGTACCAAGAGCAATCGAGGGAAGCGGTCGAAAGGGAATGGGAAGAGGGACGCAAACGAACCCTGCTTGTTTTGCCCACCGGAACAGGCAAAACGGTAGTCTTCTCAAAAATCGTCGAAGATCAGGTCAAACTGGGCGACAGATGTCTGATCTTGGCGCACCGTGGAGAACTGCTTGAACAAGCAAGCGATAAGCTGCTTAAAGCTACAGGACTCAAAGCGGCAACCGAAAAGGCCGAACAAACGAGCCTTGGAACTCAAGCAAAAGTAGTTGTCGGCAGCGTTCAAACGCTCCAACGAGAAAAACGTTTGAGCAAATTTGAACCCGAACACTTTAGCACGATCGTGGTTGATGAAGCCCATCACTGTATCAGCGAAGGCTACCAGAAAGTGCTGGGGCATTTTCCAAACGCGAAAGTATTGGGCGTTACGGCAACACCGGACAGGGGCGACATGAAGAACCTCGGCGAATATTTCGAAAGCATGGCTTACGAATACAACTTAAATGACGCAATCCGTGAAGGCTATTTATCGCCGATTAAAGCCTTAACTATCCCCCTTAAGGTTGATTTAAGCGAAGTCAAGCAGCAAGCCGGGGACTTTTCAACAAGCGACCTCGACACTGCACTAGACCCGTATTTGGAGCAGATTGCAGACGAGATGGTCAAATACTGTGCGAACAGAAAAACAGTGGTGTTCCTGCCGCTCGTCAAAACGTCGCAGAAGTTCAGGGACATTTTGAACGAAAAGGGTTTAAAGGCCGCAGAAGTAAACGGGGCATCTGCCGACCGTGAAAAAGTGCTCAAGGATTTTGAAGAAGGCAAGTACAACGTCTTATGCAACTCGATGTTATTAACGGAAGGTTGGGACTGTCCAAGCGTTGATTGCGTGGTAGTCTTGCGCCCTACAAAAGTAAGAGGCTTGTATAGCCAGATGGTCGGACGTGGTACTCGATTAGCCCCCGGCAAGAAAGAGCTGCTGCTGCTCGACTTCCTTTGGCACACCGAAAATATGGAGCTTTGCCATCCGGCTAACTTAATCTGCAAGAATGCAGAAACAGCTAAGAAGATGACTGAGAACTTGGAAGATGCCGCAGGGCAAGCGGTGGATATCGAAAACGCCGAAGAACAGGCAGAAAAAGATGTTGTCAGAGAGCGAGAGAATGCGCTGGCTGAAAAATTGGAAGCATGCAAAAAACGCAAGCGAAAGCTCGTTGATCCGCTCCAATTCGAGATGTCGATCCAAGCGGAAGATTTGAGTAGTTACGTGCCGACGTTTGGTTGGGAAATGGGACCACCTACTCAAAAACAAAAAGCTGCATTGGAACGCTTAGGCATTTTGCCTGACGAAATCGAAAACGCAGGCAAGGCCAAGCTGATCCTTGATCGTCTGCATAAGCGAGCTGTAACGGGGCTGACCACGCCTAAACAAATCCGGTGCCTGGAAAAATACGGGTTCAGACACGTAGGCAACTGGCAGTTTAAGGAAGCAAGCAACATGATTACACGCATTGCAGCTAACGGCTGGAAAGTGCCGCACAAGGTCGATGCTCATACGTATCAGCCGTTAAGCATTGCAGCAACCGATCTTGATCAGTATCTCGGATGGGATGACATAATCCCGGTTTAACGGTTTAAAAAAGGTAGCACGGGCGGACGGCGCTTATCGGGGTTCGATCCCCCGACCGTGCATTATCACAACTAAAGGAGGGTAAAAATGAAAGAGTTTGATTTGCTGCCACTGCTCGACTACATCGACCCGGCAACGCTTGATTATACCGAGTGGGTGCAGGTCGGCATGGCTCTTAAACATGAAGGATACGATGAAGCCGACTGGGACGCATGGTCGCAAAGAGATGGATCCCGGTATCATGACGGCGAATGTGAGAAAAAGTGGCAGACGTTTGACGACGAGGGCTCGATCGTAACAGGGGCAACAATTACGCAGATGGCGAAAAACAACGGTTGGCAAGGAGGAATGAAAAAGGAAAACCAAGAAGCGTTTGGGTGGGATGATTCGTTCGAGGCAGAGGAACGCTTTAACCCGACGATTGATAAGGACTATAAACTTATCGACACTGCCTACATGAGCGGCGAGGAAATCAAGCCACCGGCGAATTGGAATCCGGCACAACAGATTACCGAGTTCTTGAATGCAGTATTTGATCCTGGTGATATTGTCGGGTTTGTCACAACGGCATACGAACACGAAAAAGATGGCCACGTTAAATACGTGCCCAGTGGTCAAGGAATTTATACGAGAACAGCAGGGGACATCACGGATGCGCTCAGGAGAAACGGCGGAGACGTCGGAGCTGTCATGGGGGATCCGGATAAAAATGCGGGAGCGTGGATCAGGCTCAATCCGCTTGACGGAAACGGGGTCAAAAATGACAACGTGGCGGAATTCAAGTACGCATTAGTGGAGTCGGATTCAATCCCCGTTCAGCTGCAAAACGAGATTTATCATAAATTAGAGTTGCCGATTGCGGCGCTGACCTTTACCGGCGGGAAATCGCTCCATGCAATCGTCAAGGTGGATGCCAAGAATTATCCACAATACAAAGAACGGGTCGATTATCTGTATGACATCATGCAGAAGAACGGGCTCAAGATCGACAAGCAAAACAAGAACCCGTCACGCTTGACCCGTCTTCCCGGATTTGAACGAGGAAACAAGAAACAGTTTCTTGTCGCAACGAGCATTGGCAAAGCAAACTGGGATGAATGGCAAGAATATGTTGAAGATTTGAATGACAATCTGCCAGACATTGAGAATTTGGAAGGATTGTTTGACAAACCAATCGAACTTGCTCCGGAACTTATCCAAGGTGTGCTAAGACAGGGGCATAAAATGCTGATTGCGGGTCCGTCAAAAGCCGGCAAGAGTTTTCTCTTAATCAACCTCGTTTTGTCAATTGCAAACGGCAAAGAGTGGCTAGGCTTTAAATGCACTCAAGGCAAGGTCCTATACGTCAATTTGGAGCTTGACGGACGGTCGGCTAAGCAACGCTTCGTAGACATCTGCAACACGCTAGGATATGACCACAAAAACATTACCAACGTTGATATCTGGAACTTGCGCGGTAAAACAAGCCCTATGGATAAGTTAGCACCGAAGCTCATCAGACGAGCTAAAGACGCCAACTATATCGCAATTGTAATTGACCCAATCTACAAAGTGCTGACGGGAGACGAGAACAACGCTCATGACATGGCGGACTTCGTGAATCAGTTCGACCGGATAGCCACCGAGCTAGATTGTGCGGTCATTTACGCTCACCACCACTCAAAAGGCGCGCAAGGCGGGAAATCGTCAATTGACCGTTCGTCAGGATCCGGTGTCTTTGCCCGTGACCCTGACGCAATTCTCGACCTGATCCAACTACCTATTAATGAGGCGAGATATGACGCATTGGAAAATAGGACCGCCTGCCGAACGTTTTATCAGACAATCGCTAAATACCGCCCCGATTATCTCAACCAGATCAGCGAAAGCGACATGTTAGACAAGCAGCGCATGGGGCATCACGTCATGGTATCTATCAACAGAGCAATACCAAATTATGAAGACGTGCTCAAAGAGAATTCTCAACGCATGCATCGGGCGGTAGACAACGCACGTAACGAAACAGCGTGGAGAGTTGAGGGCACTCTTCGTGAATTCCCGAAGTTCAAACCAGTCAACGTCTGGTTCGAATATCCTATCCACGTCATCGACAACAGCTTGGATGACATCGAACTGGAAACGGCGGGCGGAGGCCCGGGCAACGGCAACTGGAAACAGTCAGTCAAAAAGATGAACGAGAAGAAAGCGCAGAAAGCACAGACTGAATTGGAAGAGGCATTTAGCATCATGAGCGAAGACGGTGGACCAATCGAGATCGGACAGGTAGCAGACTACCTGGAAATCTCCAAGAAGAGTGCCTACCAGCGTATTAAAAAGAGCAAAAAATTCGAAGCGTCCGACGGCATGATCTGTTCAAAAGAGAACAAAACTGATTTAGAATAATTCTAAGATTAGAGAACTTTTAATTTTTCTTTAATCGTTGTTACCCTCATTACCCACACTAACCCACCGAGAGTGGGTAATCGTTACCCACACTGATTTTTTCAGAGTGGGTAACAGGGTTAAAATGCCTTGTCCCTAGGCCCGTTACCCTCTATTCCTGAAAGGAAGAGGGTAACGGGCCTAGGCAAGGGGTGGAAAAATTAGAAAAAAATTCTTCAGAGTGGGTAACAGCATTGAACGTATGTTTGTGTAGGTGTTCGAGAAAATGAATTTTAATTTTTAAGAGGGTAACCGCCCAGGCTTGAGGGTGGTCAGCTGAAGGAAAGAAAGAGGACGGAAGGTATACCAATTTGAGGGGGTGGTCAGATGGACTGGAAAACATTTTTCGCAGATCTGGAAAAGTGGATGCAGGCAAGCAACGTCATGGTGCAACGATGCGGAGGTCTGAATGAGAATTATTTTGAATGGTTAGTGCAGACGCTGAACGTTATTTACGAGAGATATCCAAGCGCGCTTGCCAGACGTTTTCTGTTTGACATTATGGAAGCTCAGGAAGAGCAGTTGAAGGAGGTGGTCAAATGAAGAACAGGAACTCAGCCGATTTTGCCGGTTGTCTGGTAACGGCATTATTGTTGCTATGGTTTGCAGCAATGTGGATATTATGCAAAGCATTATTGGGATAGTGAAGGTGGAGATCGAAGATGGATTGGTGTAAAGCTTTAATGTGGATAGCAGCAATATGCGTTTTTGTAGCAATGGTTGGTGAACGTTTTCTGCCGCAGCTTGTAGTCGTGTCGCTTGCGTTCGTTGGAACTGCAATCATGGTTGCGATAGTGGCACATTTGATGGATGGGGAGTGAAGAAATGAAAAATTATGTAGTAACTGTCGAAATCGACAAAATCATCACAAACAAGCTGGTCAAAGCGGAAACCGCCGAAGAAGCTGAACTTAAAAGCTAAGGAGGAAGAAAAATGATGTTTAAAATCACATGCAGTGCATACTGCATTAATCCCCGCAACCAGCTCGGAGATTACCGCTTGGAAATTAAACCACAGTATTTGAAGGGTAAAAGCGGGTTTTTCAACGCTGTAGAAATTAAAGCAAGGGCTCTTTCTGCAGCCAAAAATGGAGTTATCAACGTCTGGACTGAGCGCAACAGAACTCAAGTCCCCGACATTTCTGTTTGTGCCGATGATATGCTTGCAATCAAACTGATTGAGGAGGAAGAGAAATGAAATACAAAATCACGTGCAGATCATATAGGGACTGGAAAGAATATCCTCTACTTTGTGAGTCTTATCTGGAATTTGAAGCACGGTTTTTTAAAATCGAAAACGGTTTTGTTGCCTTTTGGTTTGAAGACAACGATACTCGAAAACCTGATACTTATATTAATGCCAATGACGTGCTTATAATCGACCGGATTGGAGAGGAAAAGGAATGAAAAAAGAAGTAAAAATCAAAACAACAATTGGCGAATTAGTAGGTTATTTTGACGGATTTTATCTTATTGACAAAGGGGAAGAAGGAACTTGGCTAACTGAAGAGGAGTACGAAACGGTGAAGCTTCCTGAACTCAACAAATACGAGCGGGAATATTACGACAAGATAAAGCAATTGAAGAATGGTAATAAAAGAGGAATGGTATCGTTTATGAGCTTTGACGCTATGGCTCCAGATTGGACTTTTTCGTATGAGAGCTATTACAAAATTCTCGAAGCAATCTTTAAAGGGGGGTGTAATAACTGATGAAGGTACAGGCACAGTCACACTTTGCCAAGAAAGTGGAGCTTGACGGATACCGTTTTGATTCGCAAAAAGAAGCAGCATTCTATGAGCGATACATTAAGCCGAGCGGCTACAAATTTGAGTGTCAGAAAAACTTTGTCTTGATGGATAAATACGAAGGGCTTGGGGTGGTCAACCTTAAGAGAACGGCGTACAAAGCCGACTTCGTGATCTATAACGAGGACGGTAGCATAAAACATGTATATGACGTCAAGAACGGGTTTTCCGATTACGCAATCGACAAAAGAGCCAAGCTCAAGTTTGCCATGTTTGCCCGCTTGTACGGTTTGCCGGTTGAAGTGGTGGTCATCAGAACGCATGACTTTAAAGCGACTGTTACGGGGGCAACTAAGAAGCTGGAGCCGATTATCAGAACTGACGTGAATTACGATTGGCAAGACGTTGTTAAAACGTCATAACGGGCTCTCTAAGCGATTTTAAGGCCAACGGGTATAACCCCAGACTTAATACCATTCAGAAAGGAGCAGCGGTCACATGAACATTACTGAAGCAGTAAATGCAATCCTTAAACGATATCCCGATTATGGTTATGACATTTTCTTAGACTTGAACGAAATCAAGGACGATGATCTGCAGGAAGTGGTACGGTTTATCGCAAGCATGAGGAGACACTACCACACGAACCCTAAGCGTTCTCGAAAAATTAATCGGGAAACGCTTAAGGATATGATTAAAAAAGGTTACACCTACAAGGGTATCGCCAGAGAAACGGGGTTGGCAGAATCAACCGTTGGAACAAAAATTTTAAATTACGGTTTGGGAAAACTTTATCATCAAATGCGCCCTCGCGGTATAAGAGCTGGTGTGCAAGTGATTTGCTTGAACATCGAAACGGGCGAACAGAAAATGTTCGAATTTATCGGGAAGGCGGAAAGAGCTTTCAATTTTAAAGAAGGCTACCTTAGTGACAAGACCAAGGACGGCAAGTGTTATGTGGAGAGCGGTTGGGAGTTCAGGCGAGCTGATTAAGGAGGAAGAGGAATGAAAAAGAGAATTGCATTGAGTGTTCCAACATTGAGAAGAACTTTAGCAATGGCGCTGGTCGCTGATAAGGTTTTCTTCAAAAATGGGGAATATGAAACTTTAGTCAAAGTGTTTTTTGAAGAGGAAGCAAAAGAAGAGGGGTGGGATTGCGAAAGTCTGACGGAATTATATGATTCCGTTGCTGACCGCGCAACGGAATTTATCGAAAAATATAAGCAACCAAAAGAAGTGACTAAATACGACCATCCGCAACGCTACACAGGCGAAGACGGCAAAGACTTAATCGACCGCTTTGAAGAAGGACTGATCAATGAAGAGCAGACAAGAGGGTTCCTGAAAGGCAACGTTTTGAAATACGTAACGAGATATGAAGATAAGGGCGACATGGATGATTTAATCAAAGCGCATGAATATCTGACCAGGCTGATTGCGTTTGAGGACGGAGGAGACGATGAACGAAAGGCTTATAAATGTCAAAGATGATTTAATAAAGCCTTTGCTATCTCTTCTTTTAAAAGACAAGACAACAGGTGAAAATATAATCTGGGCCACTGATACGCATCCTGTTTTTATGAACGAAAAAGACATCTTGCTGCATAGCGAAACAATAAGGCCAAGAGTTGAGAAATCTTTAGATGAGCAAGCTGCAAGGACAAAGAAGAAAGCAGAAGTCTTTACGCCTACTTGGGTATGCAACCGTATGAATGACAATATCGACAAAACAGCGAAGCGAAAGACGTGGAAAGAATATGTTGATTTGAGAGTACTGGAAATCACGTGCGGCGAAGCGCCTTTTCTCGTACAGAGATATGATACCGTTACGGGAAAACCGATATCTTTAAAAGACAGGGCAGGACTTCTTGACCGCAAGCTGAAAGTTGTTAACGAAAAAACTAATACTTATGATGAATGGCTTAAGTGGGCGATCAGGGCGTTTGAATCGTCATATGGATATGAGTATCAAGGCGACAATCTTTTGATTGCTCGCATCAACCTACTGCTTACGTTTGTTGACTACTATAAAGATCGTTGGGAAGAAGAACCAGGCAAGCGGTTGTTACGGCGCATCGCAAACAGAATCGTATGGAACGTATGGCAGATGGATGGATTACAGGGCACGGTTCCGTTTAGAGAAGACAGATGCAGAATACATGACTGGCGCAAACGTAAAACAATTGTGTTCATAAGCTGAAAAATGTGGTAAAATATAGTTATAGAAAATTACCTTTTATTTTTTATAAATTATTTATTGGTGTAACCCCGTAAAACTGATCTTTGAGTGAGTGAGTGGTTGATCGGGCGATTGATTGACGAAAACATGGCTTGTTTTGAGCCATGTTTTTTTATTAATGCAGGGAGTGATGTTATGCGTACTATATCGACAGACAACGAGTTTCGACAAAACAAAGCGTTTTTGATTCGTTATCGAATTTTAAGCGAGAAAATCAAGAGACTGGAAAATAAGCTGGCGCAGATAGACGAGGATATGGCAGCGCTCAAATCGCCTAAGCTGACCAGTGAACCGAAAGCGTCGGTACGTATCACGCTTGACGATAAGCTGATACAACACGACGAACTGGAAGAAAAGATCAATACGTTGCTAAAGCACATGCGCCGGATCAGATGCGAGATTACGCAGTGTATTGACGCATTGGATAATCAACGTCAAGCCGAGGTGTTAGACAAATACTATATCGGCGGTATGCCTCTCGAAAACATCGCAGACGAGATGAACTACACGTTGAGTTATATCACAAAACTGTACGTCGGCGGAACAAAGTCAATCGTCATAAAATAGTGTACAATCAGTGCACAATCGGTAACGTTGGAATCATGCTAAAGTATAAAGTGTTAAAGAGTACGGAATTGTCCGTACTCTTTTTATTTTATTTTTAGTTTAGAAAGAGAGGCGGTGGTATATGTGACTGAAAAGAAGAAAAAACTGACGGCTAAGCAAAGCACATTTATTGACGCCTATCTGGGCGAAGCTAAGATGAACGCTGCTCAAGCTGCACGCATTGCCGGCTATAAGCATCCCGAAACTCAGGGCGCCGAAAACTTGCGAAAACTTAGGCCATACATTGACGAGGTTATGAACAAGCGCCACAGTAACGCCATCGCAACTCAAGAAGAGATACAGAAATTCTTTACGTCTGTTTTGCGTGGTGAGGCCAAAGAAGAGGTCGTATCAAATAGCGGCAAAATCTTGGAAGTACCGGCAAGCACTAAAGACAGGCTTAAAGCGGCAGAGTGCATGGGCAGAGCATACGGCATGTTTACTGAACGTAAAGAAATCAGCGGGACCATGGATATTACTATCGGGGTTGGTGATTATGACGAAGACGACTAGTGAACAGCAGAAACTAAGTTTAAATATATCAATATATTTTTGGGCAATAGAAACTAAGTTTATATCAATACAGTTTTGGGCAAGGCGAAAGAAGGTGATGCCATGCCAAACATCAATTTAAATTTTCCGAAACCAAATAAAGTTTTTAACAAGCAAATCTTTGACAACTTATTTGACTACAGTCATTTTATTGAGGTTTGGTATTGACTTATGGCGGCGCATCGTCAGGCAAATCCCACGGCGTCGTGCAGAAGGTTGTACTCAAGGCACTCAAGAAATGGCCGTACCCGCGCAAGATTTTATGGTTGCGCAAGGTTGACCGCACGATTAAGGATTCAATCTTCGCTGACGTCCTCGACTGTTTGTCACGGTGGAAGTTGCTACCGTTGTGCAAAGTCAATCAGACCAACTACACGATTACGTTACCGAACGGGGCGCAATTCTTGTTCAAGGGCATGCAGGACCCGGAACGTATCAAGTCAATCAAGGGCTTGTCTGACGTAGTTATGGAAGAAGCCAGCGAGTTCACGCTTGATGACTACACGCAGCTTACCCTTCGCTTGCGTGAGCCTAAGCACAAGAACAGACAACTTTTTTGCATGTTTAACCCGGTGAGCAAAGTCAATTGGACGTACAAGCAATGGTTTGCACCCAACAGCGTATATGATCCTAGCCGCGTTGCCGTACACCATAGCACATACAAAGATAATCGTTTTCTTGACGCGGACAACATCGCGACAATCGAGGCGCTTAAACGCACTAACCCGGCATATTACAAAATCTACACATTAGGTGAGTTTGCAACGCTTGACAAGTTGGTCTTCCCGACGTTTGAGCGCAGGCGTCTGCATCCTGACAAGCTGACGCAGTATCCTTCGTTGTTTGCTCTTGACTTTGGTTATATCAACGATCCGTCGGTTTTTATCCATGTTAAAGCCGATGTCAAAGGTAAACGGTTATATGTACTCGAAGAATACGCAAAAAAAGGCATGCTCAACGATGAGATAGCCAAGGTCATTAAGCAGCTAGGTTATAGCAAGGAAATCATTACGGCTGATGCCGCCGAAAAGAAATCAATCGCTGAAATCAAGCGATGTGGAATCGCCCGGATCAAGCCAGCCAAGAAAGGCCCCGACAGTATTATTCAAGGCATCGGCTTTCTGCAGCAGTTCGAGTGGATAGTTGATGATCGTTGCGTCAAAACGATTGAAGAACTGGAAAACTATACGTACCAGAAAGACCGGCAGACGAATGAATATATCAACAAGCCGGTTGATAGCTATAACCACTGTATCGACGCTATCCGGTATGCGGTAGAACCGATAAATGGCAGCGGAGCGCCTAAAGCGGTAAGCATGCGTAACATTTTTATTTAAGGAGGTGAGAGAATGGCAGAGTTATACAGACTAGAAAACGGCATTTTAATTTATCCACAGAATGAACAAATTACACCCGAAGTTATCCACAATGCGGTGTATGGTGCCGGTGTTTTAGGCAATGCGGCAACGGGTTTAACGGACTACAAAGCCAAAATGCGTATGTATCTTGGTGATCATGACATCTTGCACAAACCGGTTGACGTACAGCGCACTGGTCCGGATAACAGATTGGTGGCCAACATTGCCAACTATCTTGTTGACACGTACAACGGCTATTTTATGGGCATCCCGCCTAAAATCACGCTTGATAACGAGCAGCAAAACGATTGGCTGCAAGACTGGAACGATACCAATTCTTTTCAGGATAAATTAAACGAGATCAGCAAGCAATGTGATATTTACGGCCGTTCGTATGCTCTCGTTTATCAAGACGAGGACGGTTATACGTGTTTGACGGTTATCCCACCGACCGACGGTGTGATGATCTATGATGACACGATTAATCACGGACGGCTTGCTTTTATTCGCCATTGGTCAACGCAGGGCGACCAGGGCATGCAAAACATGGCTGAGGTGTACACGGCAGATGCAATCACCACGTACAGTGATACCCGCATGATTGATGAACGACCGAACGTTTACGGTGTAGTACCGGCAGTTGAATTTTTTGACAACGAGGAAAGGCTAGGCTTATGTGACAACGTGGCAACGCTGATCAACGAACTTAACGATACGTTGTCGAGCAAACAGAACCAAATTGAATACTTTGATAATGCCTATTTGTCAGTACTGGGGCTTAATTTGGACGCAGACGGTGACGGTTTGCCGGATATCGATTTGCAGACACAACGCATGATCTACAGTCCCGACGCTGACGCAGTAAATGCAAAGATCGAGTTTCTGGCAAAACCCGACGCTGACGGCATGCAGGAACATCAAATCGACAGGCTGACCAACTTAATTTACCAAATCGCCAAGGTTCCGAATCCTAATGACGACAGTTTCAGTGGTAACGTGAGCGGCGTGGCCATGCAGTACAAAATGTTATCCATGCAAAATATGGCAGCGTCTAAAGAGCGTAAATTCACTCGTTCGTTGCGCAAGTTGTATCGGGCGGTCTTCAGCTTGACGAACTGGCCCGATGCATGGCGTGACCTCAAATTCAAATTTAATCGTAACTTGCCTAACAACCTATCAGAGGAAGTCACGGACGCTAAGAACCTTGAGGGCGTGGTCAGCAAAGAAACTCAGCTGTCTGTTTTGTCAATCGTCGATGACCCTAAGACAGAAATCGACCGCATGGATAAGGAAGATGAACAGAAAATGCAGACGGCCATTAATGTTGTTGATATGCAACGTGGCCAAGACGTAGGCGGTGACGAAGATGAGCTGCAAAACGTATTGGAACAACAGAGATAAAGAACGCTTTGAGTATATCTGCCAGAATTTAGCTGATGACAAAGCCTTTAATGCGAACCTTGAAAAGTACTATCAGCGCACGATAGACGCGATTAACAGAGATATCCAAAGCGAATTGCAAAGTTTTGCCACCCGTGACGGGGTAAGCTTGGCCGAAGCACGCAAAAAGGTATCTAAGGCTGATATAAGACAGTTTGAGGCGGAAGCTAAAAAGGTAGTCAAAGAAGCCGACCAAATGCGTAAAAAAGGCAAACGTGTAGGCTACTCCGACTTCTCGGATGAAGTCAACGAACGCATGAGATTGTACAACGTGACCATGCGTATTAACCGGTTAGAATACCTTAAATCGCTTATAGGTGTGCGACTGGTTGAGTTAGGCGTAGACATCAACAATGAACTTAATGTCAAGCTTGACGAGGACACGTGCAATGAGTTTGAACGTCAAGCGGGTATCTTGGCGGGCGCTGGCATGGCTGATGCCATGGACTGGTGGACGGAAGAAAATGTTCAAAAGATTATCATGAGCAGCACACGCAGCGCCGGCTTCTCAACCCGTATTTGGTCAAACGTCGATGTTCTCAAATCGGAACTGGAGAAGC